AACAAGTTCAAGATTAACCGCATCAATAGTAATTCCTAACGTTTGATTTCCGTTATCATCTTTGGATGGTTCAGTTAATTCAAAAGCGTATTTTTTAAAAGTAATATTCCCTGCATTATTTTCAAGCCCTGCATTTAAATCTTGAAAATCATTCACTATATAATAAGGATTACTGAATGTTGTATGCTTAATTTCTAACGTATCGAGTTTTACCGCACTACCGCTAGATGCGTAATACCGTTTTAAATCGCTAGTAATTGTCATTTTATTTGTTTTTTAAAGCGTCTAATTCTCTTTTTAATTCTTGAACGCTATGCACTAAGACACTCACAATCGATGTTACGTTAATTGATTTAACGTCGCCTTGAATAACTGCTGTCGGCATCACTTCTTCAAGTTCTTGGGCAATGAAACCAAAAATATTACTTCCTTTATCTTCTTGTTTCCAATCAAAAACTCTCGGTTTAATGTCTTTTACAATTTCTAGCCCTGTTTTATCAAAATTTCTTACATTTTTTTTCAATGAAATGTCGGATGTGTCATTGAAATCGCCACTAGCAATACCATTAGCAGTAACGTATATTGCATCTTGAACATTTAGAACAGTTACAGAAGCTGAAGACGTTCCACTGGCTTTAATTCTTGCTACCGTTCCAGGATTACCAGAATTCAAGCTAGAATCATCAACATCAAGCCTATGACTAGGTGATGATAATCCGATACCAACCCTATTATTAGTAGAATCTACTTTTAATGTGGATGTGTCAAAAGTAGCATCTCCGCTAACTGTTAAACTTGTTAATGTTCCAACACTAGTGATATTAGGCTGTGATGCTGTTGATAAAGTGCCTTCAAATAACGTAGCTGTGAGTGTTCCTGTGCTTGGATTATAGTGAAAATCTCCGTCACTTTCTAAGCCTACGTTCCCCGTTGAGTTCCCATCCTCAATAAATGGGATTAGATTATTTTCGTTTGTGGATTCGTTATCTACAACAAAAACATGAGTTGAATTTGTTGCTGTTCCAGTAACATCACCAGTAACATCACCAGTCAACGTGCCAGAAAACGTCCCTGAAAACGTACCACTGACATTCAAATTTTGAAAATCTGTTTGTAAAATTGCCCATTTACCACCAGCTAAATCTGTAGCAAATGTTCCGCTTGTGTGAGCAACTAAACACACATATAATACACTACTTTCTGATACAATATCCTTGACTGAGTAACTATATGCTGTTTGCCATGGTCCTAATGAGTTATACGCTTTTAATTCGGCCAAGTATCCCGATACCGTTTTAACCGTTGAATTGTCTAAGGTTACAGTATCAGTTTCAGATCCATTGACTATATCATCCCAACGACCTAAATTTGTTGTTAATTTGTCAATTTGTGCCTGAGTTGGATTAGTCATATATTTTTAGCTCCCTGCGTATCCACTACTAGCATACGTTTGATTAATTGCCACATCTAACTTATCCATATAAGTAGATGTCACATCGAAGCCTCTTACACCGCCAAGTGATGCTATAAGCCCTTCAATAACTTCATTATAATCTAAGCCTATCGCCATTTCAACTGCTTCTATAGTTGCCTCAACCCGATATAAATTCCCTGTCATCGTGTAGGCAGGTGGACTAGTAAACCTACATTCATGAGACGTATTCGCTCCTACCCCCACCGCAATATCCATATTAAAATAATTAAGCCCACAATCAAGAGTATCGTTATACCATGCCTGAAAATAACTTAAACTGCTTTGATCTAATAATAACTGAAAATTCAAATCAAGGGGTACTGACGTAAACCGTTTTCTAGCAACTCTATAACCACTATCCATATCCGTATAGATAATACGTTGCCTTTCTTGGTGACGATTTCCATTCACTAAACATTTCGGTAAAATCTCTTTTGGATAATCTATACTAGCCATATCTTAATAACTCCCATACGCCCTATTCACACCATAAGTATTACTTAACGCTTTATTGATTGTTCCAGTTCCAGCGTTGATTCCTTGTGCAATAGAATTTTCAACACTTTCAATAATAACTTTTAAATTTACGCCACCCATACCATCGCTTTGTTGTTCAACTTTTGCTGTTTGTCCTTCCAGATTATACACATTGACGTTTACTTTTGCACTTGCTCCGCCACCCGATATATCACTATTTGGTATTATTCTACCCGCACTATTACCCATTTGTAATATTTCTGGGCCATTTTCACCTACTAAATACCCTCCGTTAGGGTATATTGATCCTCCCACGGCTCTAGGGGTATAACTTTGATTTGCTATCGCACTGGCTTGTACAGCCATTGCACCACCAGCAATACCCGCAAAAATAGCACCTACTACAGGCGATCCAACTGCTGTACCGTAAGCATAAGCATTCCCCACTGCTTCGGGTGTTTTGATGGCGATGTTAGCCAAAGCTAACGCCTTATTTAATTCAAAAAACTCTTTTGAGTGTTGACTTGCTAGTTGAATTTGTTGTGCGAAATTTTCCCCTGCTTGTTGTAATCCTGCATTGTCAATATTTCCTTTTTCGTCAACATATTTTTTTTCAAAAGCTTTCCTTGAATTATTGTACCACTCATCTATTTTAAGCATGGCATACGCTTTTTTCTGTTTGTTTTTTATTTCTTCATCGTCTATATTTTTTATTCTCTTTAGCCTTGTTTGTTCTTCTTGTGTTATTTTTTCAGTTATATCATTTTGAAATCTTGTAACAAACTTTTTTGTTTTTTCCTGTGCTTTTTTAACCGAGTTAAAGATTTTGCTTGATTTATCTACAATAATTTTTGTTGTTTCTCCTGCGGATTCTTCACTAATTTCCTTGACTTTCTTAAAAAATATACCTAAATACTTATTTGCGTTTTCGAACATTTTAGTTGAAAAAATTTGGGTTGTTTCTCCTGCGGATTCTTTACTAGTTTCCTTGACTTTTTTAAAAAATATACCTAAATACTTATTTGCGTTTTCGAACATTTTAGTTGAATTTTCAACTACAGACTTAATTGTATCCCCCACCAAACCCATAGCCTTATTAATAAGTTCGCTTTGCTTCGTTATCCGCTTTAAAGTCTCAAAAAAAACTTCTACATAAATATTGATATTAGATATATGTTCCACTGATTGGAACATTACATTACCTAGCGTTTCAGTTATTCTTGTGGCTGTGTTAATTTTATCAATTAGTTGCCCAACACCTAATTTTACACGAGTCCAACCCCTACTCATATTCATAGGTAATTTTTGAGCTTTTTTGTTTATTTCATCCGTCTGACTAATTAAAGCATCAAATACATCTTTAGATGTTAATTTCCCCTCTTTTTTTAGTTTGATTAGTTCACCCCTAGTAATTCCCATACCATCTGCCATATATTGAGCAATGGCTGGAATCCCCTCAAGAACACTTTGAAATTCTTGAGCTTGAAATGTGCCAGAAATTAAACCTTGGGAGAATTGCAACATTGCACTATTCATCTGCCCAACATCTGAATTACTAATCATACCTAATTGAGTAAGGGCTTTAGTTAAGTTGACCATTTCGCCAGTTGTCGCACCAACCGTATCTTTTGCAAAAAGTAGTTGTTGAAATCCTCCTGCTGTTGATTGTATTGAACTTCCTGTCAATTCGCTTATTTTCGCCAACTCAGTAAACACTAACTTACTCGCTTCAACATCTCCTATCATTGCATTTATTCGGTTTTTTAACATTTGAAAACTATCCGCAGTTTTCAGAATCTGTCTAGACGTTTCCGCTACAATTAAACCCTTGATAGCCCTGCTTAATGTAATTGCCGATCTAGTTGCACTTCCAAAAGACTTTTTACTTTTTGTTTCAAAAGTTTTAACGTCTTTATTTGCCTTGTTTAACCCTGTTGTGTTGACACCAAGGCGATAAAATAAATTTCCTAAATTAACGGCCATTTTTAAACTTATTCCTTGATTTTGCTTTCGCTTCTGCTTCTTTCATTGCCCGATCTTGCATTTTTGCTTTTATATCAAAATAAGCGATCCATTCCATAATTTCATTATAAGGCATTTGTGTTTGTAATTCAAAAACAGTTTTACCTAACTTTTCAGCAAGGCTAAACAGATTATACCTTTCTGTTAACTCGTATGTGTTAGTTTCTGGATTTAATTGTTCTAGTTTTTTTTTGCATCATCAAAGGTAATATCATGTAACGTTGATATTTCAGAAAACAAAATATCAACATATCCACCCGATACACAATTTTTTAAAGTTTCTTTGTCCGTATCATCGTATATCTTTTCATCCGTATTAGGTACATAGCAACTAAATATAATAGAGTTAATTTGATATTCAATGTAATCTACTTGATTTGTTTCTTTATTTAACGATTTGCTTGTCAACATGTTTCTATCTGCAACACTCAACTGCTTTATTTCAATTTCAATCCCTTGTATTTTAACTACTCGTGACCCAAAATCTTGGGCTAAGCCTAACGTTGCTTTTCTTATCTCATCTCTTGTAATTTTTGTCATTCTCTTTCTTCTCCTCTCTTAATTTTTTTTAGTTTCGACTAAACGTTTTCCCTTCCTCGTCATCACCAGATAAATCAAACGTCAATGTGTCTTCAATTAACGCATTAACATCAATGGTCTGATCTTTGCCACTTAAAATAAACCATCCCCTATATACCTTAGTTGATACAGGTGCAAACTCTACTACTATAGGAGTTCCGCTATTTAATATAGTCACAAAATCACCACTCAAATCATCAAATCTGCTTACTGTAATATTAACGTCTTTTATCCCTGTTTCTTTAGTTTCAAAACCTGCGTTGCTTTGGTCTGTAGATGTAAAAAGTTGGTTAGTTCTGTTCATTGTTGCCTCATAACCCCCGGCAATTAACGATGTGGGTAAATAATCACCGTCAACGGTAATACTTCCAGTCTTTGACGTTGAAAAAGTAACTTTTCCAAAAAGATAATCAATGCTTGATATGTCACTTGAAGATATTTCCACGGAATCCTCATAAAATGTAAACGTGCTTAATCTGTTCCATACCTGTTTTGAATCTGTGTCTATTTGGTATGTGTTACCAGTAACTACCGTCATAGACTCCCCAGTAAATGACGTACTAGTTCCCGATTTCCTAAATTTTGCTTGGTAGCCTGCTGTTCCAGTCATTAGCTTATGCGTCGTCTGCTGTTACAGCTCCGTTTCCTTGAAAACTAACACTAACCGATATTTTATCGCTTACAGGGCTTGATATAGAAAAATTTTCAACCAATACAGGGACTTTATATCCATTCCCTGCAACATTATCGGGTAAGAATTTAACATACATTGTAGATCCGTTTTCGTATGCTGTTTCAATCACGCTTAGGGCTGTATCACTTGCTGACCAGTTTGCCTCTGTGGATAATGCTGTATCTGCTAACCCTGCTAATCGTTGCTGAAATCCTGCGTTAGATGTGTCTGTGACGTCTAGGATATTTCTCGTTCTATTAAATGATCCATCTGTCGATGGAACTTCGCTATACGTTCCGCCACTTGTGGCACTTACTGAAATTGTAAAATTATAACCTGCTGTAGCCATTTAAAACCTCGCTTTTTTATATTTTAATAGTAAAACAAAAAAAATAAAAAATCAAATTATTTTATTGACGGTGTTGTCCGTCATCCGTAGGCTCAACGATTAATCTCAAATTAAACCCACATACAAAATTATCATTTTCAATGATACCAATATCGAAAATTGACGTTTTAGCAAAAATCCCTGTGTATTTAGTTGTGTTCTTAGTGAATTGCCCAATCCCTACTAACTTATTAAAAATAGTTAAGGCGTTATTATACGCTGTTTCATACGTTGTAGCCCTTGATCTTACTTGTATTGAAGGGTAATCAATTCTAAACTTTGGATCTGGATCTGAATCACTGTAATTATATAACGTAATACACTCTATCGGTGTATCAGGTTCTTTTGATACAAATATAGTAAGGCTTAACCCCGCATCGTTAATTAAATAATCCCTCAAATCGTAACTAGCGTTATTCTGACTCATACTTTTAACCTTGAACTTATAATTTTTTTCACCGCTTCAATATTTCTAGAAATTCCACGTTCTAAAAACTTTGCTTCACCAACATTAAATCTACCATTTAAATTCTCATGCACCGCCAAAGCATACTTTGCGTTATTCCCTATTTCAATAGCCACCCTTTTTTTTGGCGTAATTAAAAATGTTTTGTAAAAACTGTTTCTTAAATTGCCTGTATCTTTAGGGGTAATCTGGATTGTTCTTTCTCTTATAAAGTCATAAGCCATAGATAACCCTTGCTTAGTAACCCCATCTTGATTTTTTATAAAATCATTTAAATTTTTAACTAGATTATCACTTTTAAAACTCATAACATTATTTTATATATTATATTGTCACCTTTCAAACTTTTCATTTTGTTTACTTTCATTATTTGTTTAGCCCCTGTTTGACTTTTAGGTGATGTTTCGCTTGATTGCCCTAAATATAACCATCCATTTACTTCTATTTCTGTTTCTGTATACACTACCGAACTACTGCGTAACTCTTGGCCTACATCTCCAAGAACATATAACTCGTTTTTATCTTCCCATCTCACATCAATAGATTGTGATGTGTACGTTGAATAATTACCGTAAGCATCTAAGCCCCCACTCCCTACCCAATAAGTAGCAGTATCAAAATACTTAGTCATTTACGTTGATCACGCTTAACGATACTTTTTTACCCCCTAAACCCTGCATCGTTCCTGTATTATCTAACATCAATACCATTTGCCCAAACTGAGAAAATTCCAAACCTTTACCAAAATTTCCTGCGTATGTATCTGTGGCATCGCCTAGTTTTTGAGTTTTTAATTGTCTTTCATCGTTGTGTAACGTTAGTAAATGTGCTGTTAAATACTTTTCAATTTGGGTTAATTCATCATCACTTAAACCACTGTTACCAAGGTGTTTAGTTACTAACAAGTTAGCTGTGTCAATGAACGGCGTAGTATCCGTTACTTTATTTAAACTTATTATTTTCTTTACCTCGGTATCAGTGGTTCGTGCCATTTCTTAAATTTCCTCTTTTACTTCTTCTTTTATTTCTTCTTTCTTTTTAACTTGTTTCTTTTTTGGTTTTTCTTCAACTTCAACTTTTGTTAATTTGTTTGCAAAAATTGGCTTGTTCGCTTCTTCTTCTGTTAGCTTTATAACAGAGTTGCGAGGGAAATAGCTCCCCTCGCTGTCTGTGTGATTACCGCTAATAATATAACTATATTTTTTAGCCATAATTTACTAACTACGCTCCTGTTGCGTAACACACTCCTGAATTACCATTAGAATCAGATTTAACTACTAACGCCATAGCTCCCAAAACTGTGAAATTTGAAATCATCGCGTCTGTTTTTGGTTGCTCGAAAAATGTTAAATCTTGAGCTACTTTTAATTCGATAACATCGCTACGCATTTCTACTAGCAACAATTGGCCATCACCTAGACCAGTCCCTAATTGCACTTTTCTGATCGGAGCATAAGATTCAAAACGTTCTTTAAATGTTTTTTCGCCTTTGCTTGTGCTGTAATCTTGGTCAATATATCCCCAGTTATCTGGTGATACATACAATACACAAGAATTTTCTGCATAACCATAACCGTCATTCTGTAACTGCTGGATCATAGATTCAATGTTAGCTAATGGTGTTTCACTTCCACCGCCCCATGGGTTAGAAAAATTTACAGTGTTAACGTTTGGCTGGTTTTTTAATCCGTATAATTGAAAACTATCAACTGTACGACCATAACCATTTAAGCATGTAGTGTTGATTGATTCAGCAACAACTCGTGTTGCAACTTCAATACCAGTAGTTGAAAGTCTAGATGTCGATTGAATCTGTCTTTCCGTTAAAGAAAAATCTTTTCTGAAAATTGGTACTGGAACACCTGCTTCTGTGAATGATAATGCACCGTTTTGTGAGCGTGTGATTCCATCCATTGACACCTCAGCTGGTGACATATCAGATACCTTGTCATACGATACAATCGTATCACCTAGATTTAAGCTAT